TTATATTTTCCACTTGATAACAATGTCCTCAGCTGTTACCTGAACCTTGTTTATAAGCCCTCTAACAAGTACCTTTTGACCTTCGTAGTCCATTGAAAAGACTTTTTCAGCGTTTAGCAGTTTCCTCATATCAGCCTTTCTTTTGTTCTTCCTGAGCGCTGGATCGTTTTCCAGTTCAGTCTCAAGAGTAGCCCTCATGCTTATAAATTCGGCTGACTTGCTCTGTAATTCTTCAAGGGTAATGCGGTCATCTATGTATAGATCGTTAAGTCTGCTCAGTTTCTTTGATAGCTCCTCTATTTGTTTCTTATATCTCTCACGGTCTATGGTCTCAGCATTGTCTCCTGAAAATATTTTGTCCAGGTAATCAGCGTCATCTTGTAGCTTGCTTATTTCTTTTAGCACAGAGGCCTCTAGCTTGTCTTTGTAGTAAAATCCTGAGTCACACTTTTTATTGTCGTTGTAGGTAGTAACGCCTCTCAGCGTTCGTGGGTGCCTTTGATGGCATTCATATTTTTTTAACCTGCTCCCATCTTTCCTCTTTACGCCTAACATAATTTTTAAAGGAGCGCCACAATATCCACATTGGGCGATACCGGATAAAATGTACTTAGCTTGGAATGGTCTAGGATTGACATTCTCTGCTGCTGTTCTTTGTCTTATTTTTAGCTCAGATTGAGTCTTATCGTATTCCTCTTTTGAAATAATCGGCTCATGATTACCTGGATAAATTTCTCCCTTATACTGATTGAAACCACAATAGACAGGGTTATCGAGTATGGTTCTGACCGCCCGATAGCTCCAAGGCACATGCTTTGGGTATTTCTCATTTAGATCATCTCTCAACTTAGTAATAGATCTCCCTCTCAGGTAACTCTCAAAGATAAACTTAATGGTCAGAGCCTGAGCTGGATTGATGGTCACTGTGCCTGTCTCTTTGTGGTAATCGTAACCATAGGATGTCTTAGCCCACATCATGGATTTACCAGATTTGGCACGTCCTAGCTTGCCAAGTTGCATGCGTTCCTTGATTTGCTCCCTTTCTAGCTGAGCAAAGACGCTCAAGAGTCCAATCATAGCCTTACCAAAAGGAGTAGAGGTGTCAAAGTTCTCCTGCAAGCTCAGAAATTCAATCCCATTCTTGATGAATACATCCTCAATCAAGTGAAGCGTGTCTTTTTGACTACGGCTAAGACGGTCCAGCTTATAGACTAGAACTGTGTCAAATTTTCTTTTTTTAGCGTCTTTGATAAGACTTTCTAGCGCTGGTCTGTCAGTATTGGATCCTGAGAAACCTCCATCAGTATATACTTTGTATACATTCCAGTCTTTAATGTCGCAGTAGCTAGAGAGCTTGTCTTTTTGCTCATCTATAGAGTATCCCTCCTCAACCTGGTTTGTCGTCGAAACCCTGACATATATAGCCACTTTATTCATTGTTTTCATTGAATTTGTACCCCTTTTTTGATAAAATAGGTACAAGAAAAACAGCTTTTTAATGCTTTTTTCTTGCTCCTAGCCTCACGCTCTCGGTCGCCAAACTTCTGAGCGTGGGGCTTTTTTGAGTTGTTTCCAAAATGGAAACAGTTGCTAGATAAAAAGAAAAGTAGCCGTATCAAATACGGCTACCATCACGTTATGGATCTAAAATCCAAACCTAAACTTTATGGAGCTAAACTCCTGATAGCTGTATTGTAATATAATTATTTAAAAACGTCAATTTTTTATTTAATATAAATCTAGTCCAAGAACTTCTTTTATCTTGTCTAGTAGTTTTTTATGGTCGTTTGTATCTAGCTTGTAAGCTGGTCTATAAACTTTATCATATAACTCTTTTCCTGCTGCATCTAGCATTACTTGTCCATCACTATCAGTCTTTTTCTTTGTTTTATAGACGATTTTCCGTTTGTCTATTTCTTGGATTTTTCGGACATAAGCATAGGCTTTGGGCTTGGACGGAGTGTTTTGATATTTACTATTTTCAATCGTGATACCACCACGATATTTCTTTCCTGATTTTTTACCAGTTAAAGGTGCTACTAGGAGCGTTCCATCAACTTTGTCAGGAGTTGTTAAGATGATAGCGTAGTGTTTTCCGTAAAATTCATTCCCACCTTTTTGTGGGAAGTTGATTAGATAAACTTCGCCTTGTTGAAATTTCATATTATTGCTCCGGATAATAAAATAAGGTGTACCTCTTAGAAGTACACCAGACCGTTTTGTCCTTGACGAACAAGGCTTTATAAATAAATATCGTATCCTTGACGAACAAGGCTTTTGACATTATTAGTGTACTTCTTTTTTTAGTTTTTGTCAAGTAGTTGTTTCCAAAATGGAAACAGTTGGTTTTATTCTTTCGATAAGTGTTGTTGAAGAATTAAGGCCACGTTGGCTTTCTCTTCCTCTGTCATAGGAGGTTCGTTTGGATCGTCTACCGAAAACTCGATAGCATGCCATTTATCATTTACTCTAATCCACTCTCTTCGTCTGTGGCATTTGCAATCTAGGTTGTGTTTAATCACTTCCATCGGTCTACTTTCGTTACTCATGTTATTTCTCCCTATACACACTGACAACTTCCCCAATAGTTCGGATGTCGTTGCTTTCGTCTAGGTGTATATCCTCATAATCTGGATTCAAGCTTTCCAGATATCCCTGACGCAGTTTCTTAACATAGTTAGCGCCGTCTACTTGGAAGATGCCGATAGTGTTATAATCAACCTGTTGGGTATTCTTTATAAAAAGATAGTCACCATTCTTTATCTTTGGCTCCATAGAGTTGCCGACGACATAAGCGATAGCGTCGTAGTCGTCTGGGATTTCATCCTCATAGAACGAAACCTCCATATCTAAATCGTCGTCCTGTATCGAACCACTACCAGCAGAGACAACCCCAGTAACACGTCGGTAAGTAGTCTGTCTGTAGTCGTCCAGTCTGATGATGTTCTCCGATACTTCGTTTATCTTCGCTTTTTTTCGTTTCTCTTGTTCGTCACGTAATTTTTCAGCGTATGTTACAACTTTTCTTTGTCCATTCGGTTCTAGTTCGTCATATATGGATTGGATTTGAGATTTTGAAAGAACAGCTGGAGTAGCGTTGATTTGAATTTCTTGTTCATCATCTAGCATATTAATTAAATCATCTGTAGAAATTTGCATCCCTTTAGCGATTTTTTCTATTGTGTCATAAGATGGGACAATGGGTTTTTTTGATTTCGGATGTTCATTTTTTTCAAGCATAGAAATATATCCTTTTGTTAAATCAGATAATTCACAAAAAGCATCCATCGATAATTTATGCTCTGTTCTATATGATTTGAGTAATTCTCCTAACTTCATTCAAAAACCCCTTTCTATATATTGTTTAATCTATTATACATCTTTAAATAAAAAAAGTAAACATTTTTTGTTTAACACGCTTGACATTTTATGTTTAACGTGTTAAACTATAATCAAGCTTAAGGAAATAACAAAAACAAACCGGAGGGAAACACCATGAACACATTAAACGAGAAAGCAATCAACATCTTTAAAGCAGTAGCTAAGGAAACTTTAATCCAAGGCACTTACGAGGAAAACTTCCTTTACAGCCAGCTTGAAGCATTCTGTACTAACTGCCGTCAATTTGCTTTTGGATGGACAGAGTTAGCAGAGGAGATTGAACGCCAAGAGCGTTACCTTCTCGATTCTGGTTTCACTCAAGAGGAAATCGATGACATTCGTTTTGATGCAGCATTTGCAGGAATGCTTGATAAATTAAATGTAGCCTGATTGGTATCACCAAGGTTCGAATCCTTGGCAGGTTGTTGCTCATAGAGCGAAAAAAGAGAGAAAGGAGTAGAACGATGAATGAATCTTTTCTTACGATACTAGGCATATCAATGATTGCTAGTTTTATCACGAATTTAATTGCTTACTTAGCTGGTAAGCATCATCTGAAAAAGAAAATTAAAAACCACAAAATGTGGTTTGATTCTGAGATAGAGCGTATCAAGAAAAAGTATCATTTGTGATTTTTCTTGGATAATTTTTTCACAAATTGTTTTTGAAGATCGGAAGGTTGTTGCTTGTTCGCGAAATGACTAAGAGTGCTCATATTTTTTATTGCTACATCTGCAGATATTTCTCCTGAAATAGCTTTAAAAATTAGGTCATTTATCTTTAAGCCTTGGTCGGTTTGAGTGTCTAGTTGAGATACTTTTTCAAGTTCAAGTAATCTTAATTCGTGAGTTTGTTGCAGCGAATAAAGTTCTTGTGAGTGTTGCTTTTGCATTTTTTCCATATCTTGTTTAAATTGATTTTCGACATTTTCAAGCTCTTGTGAGTGTGCAATGTTAATTTTATCAATTTCATGCTTGCTGTTTCCTTTAGCAGCGATGTAAGACCACATGCCAGAAACAAAGGCAGGTATGGCAGCGATCGCAAGTGTTTCTATAAAACTAAAATTATTCATAAGATTTCTCCAATCATTTTATTTTGATTATACCACATTTGAAAGGTAGTTAGAATTGGAAGATAAAATCATTGAACTTGCTGATTACTTCATCAGCGAAAACACAACGTACAGAGAAGCTAAAATAGCGTGTGAGAAGCTATTTCTTCAAGTCAGTCATGAGATAGAACTCAGGGCAATGGAAAGTAGGACGAGGGTATGAAAGAAAAACTAAACGAATTTCTAAAATTCAGAAGCCAGTTTACAAAACGAGAATGGATTGAAATTAACCAAGTTGTCGAAGCTCGTTTAAATGAAAAAGCCGACCAGTTGAAACTGGACGACTCAGATGTAGAAATCATTTCTAAAAGACTAGGACGGTCTATCTAAAGAAAGGGTCAAACAAATGGCGTCTAACAGAACTATATCAGTAAATACATCAGAGCATGATGTATTGTTGACGGCAAGAAAAAACCACCCTGCTGTATTCGTCGATGGAATGTTTCTCGACGGAGTTGAGCGAGTGGAATTTACCAATCATTATCTGGAGAAGTGTGAAGTTGTTTTAACGTTTAACGATAGAGTTGAAACCAATCCCTTCCCTCTAAACGATATTACTTTATTAGAAAAGTTATTTGGTCAGAGTTCGAACGGTCAATCTTTACGGGATATTGTCGTGCAAACTCTTGAAGATGCTGATTAGCATCTAAACCATCAAAAAAAGAAACATGAACACTAAAACTTTCTTTTCCGTTTTTCTTGGTTCTATCAAATTCTTTGCCAAGGACGATTAAAGAAGTTTCTAGCTGGTGATCAGTCATAACATTACCTCCTTTCTGACTACATTATAGCAGAATTGCGAGGAACAAATAGAAAAATAAGGAGGTAGGAATGTGCAAGGAGAACGTTTAAGAAAATGGCGTGAAAAAGAGAAAATGTCTCAAGAGGAACTTGCAGAGAAGTCAAATGTTTCTCGAACAACAATACACTTGATTGAATCAGGTCAGTCGTCAACAGTGAAAATTCGAACACTTCAAAAATTAGCAGTAGTTTTTAATAAGCAAGTGAAAGATTTTTTTTAAAGAAAATGTTTAACAAATTAAACAATAAAGAAAGGAGAATGTATGACAGACTTTAAAGATTTGGATTGCCAATTTATCTTTCAGGAATCCAACTAACGACTATACCGCTGTTAGTAATAGTTTTATCAACGATCCTGCGATGGATTTTACAGCGGTTGGCATCATGATGGTGGTGCTGGCCAATCACCCAAACTGGCAAGTCTATCCGGATGAGATAGCTAAAAGAAAAGGTGTTAACCGAAAGACAATCGATAAGTATTTCAAAATCTTTGAAGAGGCTGGATATTTGCGAAAAATCAGAAAAAAACCTCCTGGAAATGGAGGGAGTCATATATTCAGATTCTTTTCAGATGTAAAAATATCTGATTTCCAATTCGATATTATGAAACAGAGATTAAACCTGTCTATCAAAAAGGCGTCTATGAATTATAATTCTGACATTCCAAAAAGTGAGATGTCAGAAAGTGAGATGTCAGAAAGTGAGATGTCAGAAAGTGAGATGTCAGAAAGTGAGATGTCAGAAAGTGAGATGTCAGAAAGTGAGATGTCAGATTTTGGGCACTAATAAATATTAACTAACAACAAGTATTAAATAACAATAAATATTAAAAGACAACCAGTCCTACTTCTCTAAATAAATAAAAGAGAGGGTAGAAAAAATAAATACAAAGGAGGTGAGGAAATGAGACCAAGACGATATCCGTATAGTGGGAAAAAAGAGTCCACCTTTGTAAAGGCAGACCCTGAGTTAGTTGAAAAACTTTTAAGAAACACTAGTTTTCTTGAGCGTTTACAAAAAAAGTCTATCAATTTTCAGATAGACTCAGAAGAATTTAAGCGTCTTAGCTATGAAGCCATTCATGATACTTCTCAAGTAACTCAATAGGAGGAAGGAATAAAAGGAATACTATGAACGAACTCATCAACGTAACCCTGAATGACAATCATGAGCCTGTTGTTTCCGGAAGACAACTTCATGAAGCTCTGGGAGTCAAAACAAAATATGCCGATTGGTTCAATAGAATGATTGAATACGGCTTTACAGAAAATCAAGATTTTTTGCTTCTCAAAAATGAGCAGCAAACAGGACGAGGGGGTCACAACAAAGTTGACCACATCATCAAGCTAGACATGGCCAAGGAAATTGCTATGATCCAGCGGACGGAGAGAGGCAAGCAAGTCCGACAATACTTTATCCAAGTAGAAAAAGACTTTAATAGCCCTGAGAAAATCATGGCAAGAGCATTGCTCATGGCTGATCAGAAAGTCCACAAGCTAGAGGCTCAGATTGAGGCTGACCGTCCTAAGGTGCTATTTGCAGACGCAGTAAGTGCAAGCCATACATCTATCTTGGTTGGCGAACTTGCCAAGCTCATTAGCCAAAACGGCTACAAAATCGGTGCCAATCGCCTCTTTTCTTGGATGCGCGAAAATGGCTACCTGATTAAGCGCAAAGGCTCAGATTGGAACGTGCCAACCCAACGTAGCATGGACTTGAAACTCTTTGAAATCATGGAAACAAACGTGCAACACGCAGATGGACATATCACTGTGAACAAGACACCAAAGGTCACAGGCAAAGGACAGCAGTATTTTATCAATAAGTTCCTTAATCAGGAATACTTGACAGGATAAAAACAAAAGCCCCTCTGGAACGGCAATTCCATTGAGGGACTAAGCAAAATACTTTACGAGGTAATTATATCATGAAAACAGTAAAAAAGGAATGGGAGCCACGGATTGTAAACATCATGGCAGATGGTTCTCAAGTTGATGATTTGACAGGCTATGTCATCCCTGCTGGTCATTCGTACTATGACATTATTTTAGGCATGAACAAGCAATCTAACGAGGAGGGCGTAGCTTAATGAAATTACTTACTAAATTAAAACTCAGACTCGAAGGTGTTATTAAATCAGTCAACCTTGACTGGAGAGAGGTTGCTATTGAGGTTAGCAATGACCTTCTCGAAGAGCGCAAACGTCGCTTTATGCGTGAGCAAGAAAACCATGACTTGAAGCAGGAGCTTGCTGCCTACAAGTACAAAGAAAACTTTGATATCAAGGCTAGACTGCAAGGAGAAATGTAGATGTACATTATATCGATTTATGTCAAGAATACTGAAACTGGAAACGAGGATTTCAGTTTGATTGGACGTGATTTCTTACCGACGGGGCACCAAGACTATATTGCAAGAGTTTTTGAAACAAAAGAAGAAGCGATTGATTACTTAAAATCTATATCTTACATCGCATCAGGTGTTCATGGTAACGATTGGGTTTATCAAAATGAAAAACTACCAGAAATTGAGTCACGTTGCCGAATTTGGAAAGTAGGAGAATAAAAGGAGAACAATATGTTTAAAGCACTAAAAACAATCAAAAAAATCAAACAGCTTCAGAAAGAAATGCACGATGTCAGTTTAGCCTTTCTGGCTCTACAAGATGTCGGATTGATGCCAGAGGATGAAAGAAGCAAGGCGAAGGCTCAAACAATGCACGATGTAAGCCACATGCTCAAGGACGTCCTGGGCGGCAAGTCGGTAGATGAAGCCATGAAACGTCTAAATAGCGAAGTGAAAATTGAAGAGGTGGAGCAGGAAGATGACAAAGATTGAAATTGAAAACCGTGTCTGGCTTTTGGCCAATCATGAAGAAAAAAACGAATTGCTGGATCTTGGGAAGGTGTATGCTCATGTTTAATTATGACAGAGATATAATGCAACCGCCTGAAGAACGAGAAGAACTTGACCCAGCTGATTGGATTTTCAGCGCTGGTCAATGGATCTATGTAGGAGATTGTTAGCCTATGAATAGAGAGCATTTAGAGCGTGAAAATTGGAATTTGAAGAAGACGAAAGGTAGAAAGAAATGAAAAAACGATTATATTACAAAAAATGGAAACAAGAACTTAGAGAGGCAATGAGAGAAGAAATTGATGGCGATTATCTAACCGAGAAAATGGTTAGAAAAATGAGTATTAGCGATATGTCACACTATTTGAACCGATTAGCATTAGAAGAAGCTGGATACTGTGGGACAATGTTTAATTACTAAAAGAAAAAGAGAAGAAAATGACTAATAATCAATTAGCAACACAGACAAAACGTAACATCACTACTGACCCAAGTTTATTGACCGGGGCAGACATCAAAAAGTATTTTGACCCACAAAACCTACTGACTGAAAAACAAGTAGGTCAGGCGCTAGCCTTGTGTAAAGGTCGCAATCTTAACCCATTTGCTAACGAGGTCTACATTGTAGCTTACACAAACCGTAATGGGGGCAAAGAGTTTAGCTTAATTGTCTCTAAAGAGGCTTTCTTGAAACGTGCCGCCCAATGTAAAGACTATGAGGGCTTTGAGGCTGGAGTAGTGGTAGTAGACAGTGAGGGTGTTATGCACGAACGCAAAGGGGCAATCATGCTCCCAGAAGATACACTGATAGGCGGATGGGCTAGAGTGCACCGCAAAAATTTCAAGGTACCTGTGGAAATTTTTGTCAGTCGTGAGGAATATGACAAGAAACAAAGTACATGGAACACCATGCCAGCTACCATGATCAGGAAAGTGGCTCTAGTAAATGCTCTTAGAGAGGCTTTCCCTGAGGACTTGGGGAACATGTACACAGAGGACGACGGTGGAGAGACATTTGACCGTATCAAAGACGTCACACCTCAAGAGAGCCGTGAGGATGTCGTAGCACGCAAGATGGCTCAGATTGAGCAATTCAACAAAGAGCAAGAGGCAAATCATGCAGATCCCGAACCTGCTCAAACTGAGGAAACAATCCAGGGCGAATTGCTAGACGGTGAACTTGAATATTAGGAGGACAACATGCAAGAATTACAGGTAAAAGTAACACAAGCACAGGTTGAAATCATTGACCGTGAGAAATTTGAGCAGAATATCAATGAGGTTGTAGCAAAGTATCAAAATTACACGGTTACGGCTGCAACTATCAAGGATGACAAGCAGACACTTGCCGATCTACGAAAATTAGACAAGCAGGTTTCTGATGAACGGATCAGGAATAAGAAAGTCTTATCTGAACCAGCTGATGAATTTGACAAGTATGTCAAGAATGCCATCCAGCCTCTAAAAGACATCATTACCAAAATTGCTGGTGATGTCAAAGAGTTTGAAGAACATCAAAAGGCTGTCCGAATTGACACAGTCAAAGGCTACCTAGCCAACAAATCAGCTGAGTACATGCTGGATCCTCGTCTCTTTGATGAAAAGGCCCTTGAGTATGTCAAAGCTAGCGATTTTATGGCAGAGGGCGTGACGCTTAAAAAAGCCACTATGAAGTCACTTGATGACATGGTCACATTTGAATTTCAGAAACAACAAGAATTTGAAAAAGCCAAGTCAGCTATTTCAGGGTTATGTGCTGAGTATGGCATGACTGACTCACCTTACATTAGACAGCTGAAAGACTTGACTCTTGCTGAAGTCTTTGAACAAATCAAAGCTGATTATGAGCTTGAAAAGCAAAAGGAAGAACTCAGACAGGATCTAGAACGAGCAGAGCGATCTAATCAGGAGCTTTTAGCAGCCCAACAAACCAAACAGCAAGAACAGGCTCCAAAATCAACGGAAACCCCAAATTTTGACCCAGAAACGGGCAAAATCTTGGACGGTGGACAAATCCTCCAAAATGAGCCTAACGCTCTTAGAGGGGCTGAAAATGACCTAAAACGATATGCCCAAAAAATGACTTTAGAGGTGTATTTTGTAGACACAGCCGAAAAAGACTGTTTCAAGGCTGGTCTAAGTAAACTCGGATTTGATTTTAAAAAGAACTATCAAGTCAGGGGTTATCAACGTATCGAGCCATTAACTCAGGCTGAACTAAATGAACAATGTGGGTGGTAAGTATGACAGAAATTGAAAAAATTTCAGAAGAATTGGCTGAATATGGGGTGCCTGATGAGTTAATAGGAAAAATAGAGGACCTATTAGCGACTCTGTATGGCGAAAAAAAGGAAATTGGAGATAGAAAAATCTTGGATATTTCTCCAGAGTCAATGGGGAGGTAACCATGGACATCAGAAAAATATCTGACAGCGTAGCCATCTACTCGGACGGCAAGAAATTGCAGGTTATCCACAACCTAGGGGATGAGTTTATCCTTGATTTCAATGTGGGAGAGGATAGCGTCTGGAACCTCAATGGCCAAGTCGTAGAAATTATTGACATGATTGAGCCTGTCTTTAAAGTTTTCAGCTTTTGCTCAAAATCTGGAGAGGGTATGCAACGCTTAAAACATGCTATCGTCCACTTTGAAATATTTGAGCAGTACATCAGAGATAATCAGGAAGACCTGATGATCTGGTGGCACAATCCAGGAGGGGAATATGATTAAAACCGTATTTTTTTCATGTGATTATCCACATCATGAGGCGATTGACGACCAAATAAATAGCTGGCTTGCCGAAAATCCAGGCATTAAGTTGATTGACATCAAATTTCAATCAAATGTGTCTGCTGTCGCTGACAGTGGAGTCAGTGCTGAATATTGGCATACATCCGCATTGATTATTTACAAAGTTCCCTCAGAGAACAATATAAGCAGTATTAATTCAAATGGTTTAGGTTTCATAATCAGCTGTGAGAAATGTGGTAGCTTATCAATAATCAAGGGAAAAGATGTAGGTCAAAATGTATGTTATGAATGCAAAGGAGAGAAATAATGAATGATTTTATCAAAGAGATTGGGATGGCTATCCTATGGATGTTTTTAGGGTATCTCTTGGGAGAGCGTAGCACTAGAGGGGGACAAATCAGATGATCAATAACGTCACACTGGTTGGGAGGCTTGTAGCGCCTCCTGATCTACGAAAAACGCCTAATAATGTATCTAGTTTACAGGGCACGCTTGCAGTCAATCGCAATTTCAAAAACGAAAATGGAGAGCGTGAGGCTGATTTTATCAATTTTCAAGCTTGGAGAGGTACAGCTGACATCATTGCTCAGTATTGCAGCAAGGGCTCACTTATTGGGATCATTGGGCGCTTACAAGTTAGGTCTTACGAGAAAGACGGTCAGCGTCGATATGTGACTGAAGTAATCGCTGAGAGTGTAGCTCTGCTAGAGAGTCGCAACAGTCAGCACGGACAAGGCAACAGTTTCCAAAATGGGAATAGCTCACCTTTTACCGATCCTAACCCCTTTGACCTCCCAAATGACGGTTTGCCGTTTTAGGAGGTATATATGTCAAAAATTAAAATTCTTGACGCTTGCTGTGGCAGTCGTATGTTTTGGTTTGATAAAAACGAAAGTCACACAATTTTTATGGACATTAGGCAAGAAACATTTGAGATACATGACAAAAAGGTCAATGTAGACCCTGATATTATCGGTGATTTTCGTGACATGCCTTTTGAAGACAACACATTTAATCTAGTTGTGTTTGATCCACCACATCTAAAATGGGCTGGACCTAATTCGATAATGAAAGCTCAGTATGGACAGCTGGACAAAGTTACCTGGTCGGAAGATTTGGCCAAGGGTTTTGAAGAATGTCTGAGAGTTCTAAAAGTTGGCGGCACACTAGTCTTTAAATGGTCTGACCGTCAGATAAATGTAAAGAAATTACTAGAGGTGATACCATTCAAGCCCTTATTTGGTCAGCAAAGAGGCACCACACACTGGCTAACGTTTGTAAAGTTTGAGGAGGACAAGAATGGAGTGGACGGATTGGGTGGATTGGAAACCTGAAACCAAAACGGACATTAAAACCAAAATTGAAAATGACGGGTACACTTTTCCACACTATGACAAGAAAAACAACGGCGTCAAGTACGTCATCTCTACACTGGACATCAAACGAGACTGTCTAAGACTTGGAGTACCGTTTGAAGATGTGTACCCTTTGCAAACGACACTTTTTTAACAGGAGAAAGAACATGGCAAGTAAAATCAATGCGACAGAACGTATTGCTATCATCATTGAGAAACAAAAAATAGAGGTCGTTACGACTCTAAACTATGATATGAGCATTAGCTTTGATAACAAAGACACGGCTCCTACACTAGATGACAATGGTGACCTTTTTGAACCGGTCTACAAGTGCAAAGTTAAGGCAATTCCCAAAAATGATGTATTTTTCACCTCATTAACACGGGTCAAGAGCAACATCAAGACGCTACAAGAGGTTAAAAAATTCTTTGAGTTCGTAAACGAAAACAGAGAAAATCTCTTTGAGATGGCAGGATTTAAGGGGGCTCTTGAATGAAATTGACCCTGAACATTGAGCCTAAACCTCAATCACGGCCAAGGTTTGCAAGACGTGGGAGTTTTACCACAACTTACGAAGACAAGGATATGAAAACATGGCGCAATCATTGCCAGCTGCTCATTGCTAATCAGTACATGGGTCAGCCTATCCTTGAGGGAGCTTTGAGGGCACGGCTTAGATTTTATATCAAACCTCCTCAGTACATTTCCAAGGTCAAGAAGAACCAGCAGGCCCTCCTAGATGAAATCATCCCAGTAGGCAAAAAGCCTGACATTGACAACTACGAAAAAGCCCTATATGACAGTATGTCAGGGATCGTATTCCAAGACGACGGTCAGATAGCTCTGCATGATGTAGGCAAGTTCTACAGCTTAAACCCTCGCATAGAGGTAGAGGTGGAGGTCATGGAATGGAACGCATGAGGCGAGATTATGACTGAGTATTTGAAGAAATGAGGAAATTAAGATGACAAAAACTATCGAACTACCAGACTATTATGAACCCGATTGGGGAAATGCAAGATACGGAACATTAGAAGAACTAAAAGAGCTGTTGCTCTATAAGCGTATCGTGGAATGGGATAAAGATTTTTTACTACTTGAAGATGGGACAAAAGTCACTATTGAAATGTCTGAAAGTGATTGCTGTGCCTCAGCAGGTGGGGAGTTTCAAAATGTTTCACTTGACGCTGTAATCACTAATGTTGAAATTGGAGAACAGGAAGAAATCCCTGACCATTGGGGAGCGGGTTATAAAAACAAAGTAACCATCTTCCACAATCAAAATCCTGTAGCTATCGCTAACTGTGAGGCAGAACATAATGGCTATTATTATAGCGTGGGCTCTCTAGTGATTGGTGATATTCATTTCCCAGTAGTCCATGCTTAGGAGGCTGATATGAGAATTAAGACGGAAAGCGGAGGAGTTGGAAGATGATGGAAGAGTTAAAGCAAAAAGTTAATGAAGTATACAACTGGACGGTAGAAGACGGGAAGCCGCAACCTCCCAAGCAAGATTTACCACAAGCAGTGAAAGACCGGGCGGACTATTTTTGGGAAATGGCAGAAGATGGTATGACGTTTATGGGAGCGATGGAATGCATCTTCGCTGATGAAAAGCCTACCGACTATGATTTGGGAGCTACTAAGGGTTGGTTGCCAAAATCTAAGGAGTTTGATGATTGGGTTGGCTATTCGCCAAGCATGTCTCAGTTAGTTATTGCAGTTTATTTGATTTACAGAGGAAGCGAAGATGAAACTTAATGAATTGATTAAGAAATATAAAAAACTTGAGGGTGTATGGAATGCTGAAGGAGCAGAACTAGCTCGTCAAATTTTTCTGCAAGACTTGGAACAACTAGACGAATCCGAAATAGGTTACGCAGATGAAGCTCCACGCTACGTAAAGAACATACTAGCACGATTGCGAGAATTGCCATTGCATGATAGAGAGGTTTGGTTAAAGGCTATCATGAGCGAATTTGAACAGGATTTTAGCCGTGCAAAATGGCGAGAGGGCTACGAGCAAGGTGAAATTGAGGGTATGGTTGAACGTGAAAAAGTCAAAGTTCCGCGGTTTGTGGCTGAATGGATTGAGGAAGCTAGAAAAGCTTGTAAAGACGTGGTAGAATTATTCGAATTTGATTTCACGAACGATGAAGTTAGAAAATGGTTTATGCAAGAAAGACCATTTGATTTAGTAGCTAGAGCATGGCTTGATGGCTACGAGGTCGAGGAAGAGAAGCGGTATTTTGTTAAGATTAAAGGGAATATTAAAGAAAATATGTTGGTTTATGGAGAATTTTTGAAAAGGTATTTCTTTACAAAAAGCTTTAGTTTAGATGATGTTATATATTCCCACACTCGTAAAGAACTAGAAGACGCAAACTTCGGCTGGGTGTTTGATTGTTCAGGGATTGAGATTGAGAAGGTGGAGTGATGGAAGACGAGGAAATCATCGACAATGTCTACGAAAACCCTGAACTTTTGGAGGTAACTCATGAATAAACGTCAACGCAAAAAGAAAATTTTGAACGGTCTGAACAAAGAAGAAAGATACCACAGGACGCATTGTCCTGTCTGCGATAGCGAAGCTGGTTTATTCGACAGATATTTTAATACGTACGGTTTCTGCTCTGAATATTGTGGTTATGAATACTATGGAATTTCAAGATTATAAAATAAAGGATTGAGGTTAAAATGACATTATTTGATGAAATGCAGCAATTAAGCTCAGAAAGCCACGCAAAATGGTTCGAGCGATATTTTGAGAAATATAACCTAGAACAAAAACTAAAAACTTCTGCTCAAAAAGGTTATACAGGTTATTTAATCAATGTTTGGTCAGTTAGAGACGAATATCTCAGGAATCGATTAGGAGATGAAAGAACGTTGGAAGCGTTAAGAGAATTATTAGGAGCTGGCTTTACTGTCAAATATAAGCTTTATCTATCTAAAAATATTTTCACTGGACAAGATTTCGTTTCTAACAAGAAAATTCACATTACTTGGTAAAACAAAAAAGCCAAGACACTCTCTGTCTCAGCAATAATCTCAATAATATTATTATATCACAAAGGAGACAGAGAGTGAACAAGGCTAAAGAACTATTGAAAGAGTTGCAGAATCTGGACATGGACATTCAAAGCCGTATAGATGAAATTAACGAGCTTGAGGCAGGTTTGCTCTCAAGTCCTAAGTGGTCAGATGTCAAAGTTCAAGGTGGTCAAGCTAGAAAAGTTGATGATGTCTATACTCAGCTTGTCGTGATGAAAGAGGCTATAGAACAGGATACTAAAGAGGTTATCAACAGAAAGCTCCAACTAGGTAGGATGATCAATAGGCTTAAAAATCCAAAACATAGAACTATTTTGAGAATGACTTACATCAATAAGATGTACGTTGATGACATCTGTGACAGCATGAGGGGCATAAGTTCTCCTACTTACTATCGTTTGAAGAAACAGGCAGTAAAGGAGCTTGATATTATTCTTTCAGAATTGATAGTAAATGATAGTAACTGTACAGGCATGAAGTCTAAAATCTGTTAAAATGGTAGTATCAAGAATTGAAAAGAGAGGTCTCAGAATTGGTAGATGGTTACCTGTAATGTCAGGGGGCTGTAATGGCCTTGGAGGTTCAAATCCTCCCCTCTCCTTTGAGTGTTTGTGTCCTAGAATGGGGTAGGCAGTAGGCTTAGCATTCATATATCACTCATTAACTTAAAAATGGTTGCGGAAGCGACTGGACCTCGCATGATTGCGTAGCTAATTATATTCCGGATAAGTTATAAGCTAGAGGGTTTGATTCCCTCAGAGGTTTTAAAGACTACAAAAAATAAAAAAGAAGTCAAAATTTAATACGCACGCAAGGTTGTAGTCGCCTTGCAAGAAGGTCGCACATCGTGTGGCTTTTTTGATTGTTTGAAAGGTGGTGATGGAAAATTGAGTGGATTGAGAATAAAACAAAAGAGATTTGCAGATGAGTACATCATCTCAGGTAATGCGACGGAAGCCTATAAGAAAGCAGGTTATCGTGTTTCTAGTGATAGAGTGGCAGGCGTTGAAGGACATAAGTTACTAAAGAATCCTAAGATTAAAAGCTATATAGATGAACGACTGAAACAGCTTGATTCTGAAAAAATCGCAGACCAGCAAGAGGTCCTTAGTTATCTAACCTCGGTAATGCGAGGAGAGACACAAGAACAGACTTTGATAAGCATCGGAGAATTGGGTCAAACGATTACGGATATTAATGTTGGAGCAAAAGACAGAATCAAGGCAGCCGAACTATTAGGAAAACGTCATAGGCTTTGGACAGACAAAGTAGAGGCAGACGTTTCTGGGACGGTGGTGTTTGCAAATGAGTCAGACATACCAGATTAAACAAAGTGATATTGTAATCGACCTACCTAAGACAGTAGGAGCTGGATACGGACAGTTCTGGCGCTCAAGAAATCTTTATCGTGTTGTAAAAGGTTCCCGTGGTTCGAAGAAGTCCAAGACAACCGCTTTGAATTATGTTATCCGTCTTTTGAAGTATCCCTGGGCCAACTTGCTTGTTATTCGTAGATACTCGAATACCAACAAGCAATCAACTTATACGGATTTTAAATGGGCGTGTAATGTGTTGGGTGTGACTCATTTGTTTAAATTTAACGAGTCTTTGCCTGAAATAACTGTAAAAGCGACTGGTCAAAAAATCCTATTCCGTGGTTTGGATGATGAACTCAAAATCACATCTATCACGGTCGATGTCGGCAGTCTTTGTTGGGCATGGTTTGAGGAAGCATATCAAATTGAGACTGAAGACAAGTTCAGTACAGTAGTTGAGTCAATCCGTGGTAGCCTAGATGTACCTGATTTCTTTAAACAAATCACAGTCACATTTAACCCGTGGAATGAGAGGCACTGGCTCAAACGTGTGTTCTTTGATGAAGAGACTAGCCGAGCTGATACATTCGCTACTACAACCACTTACAAATGCAATGAGTGGCTTGATGAAGTCGATATTAAGCGCTATGAGGACTTGTATCACACAAATCCAAGGCGTGCGAGAATCGTTTGTGATGGTGAATGGGGAGTTGCTGAAGGTTTAATCTATGAGAACGTGACCGTCAAGGATTTCGATAAGGATGAATTGCTACGAGATTCAGCTAATAAGTTATGTATCGGTCTTGACTTTGGTTTTACTCACGATCCAACCGCTTTGTGTTGTTCGTTGATAAATGACACGACGAAAGAGATTTATGTCTTTGATGAGGCGTATAAAGTTGGGTTGATAACAAAAGAAGTTGCGAAGATGATAAAAGACAAAGGTTATCATCGTTCACAAATCGTTGCCGATAGTGCTGAATTGCGACTGATTGAGGAACTAAGGTCAGAGCATGGTATAACTCGAATTAAAGAGAGTCGTAAAGGTAAGGATAGTATTATGGCTGGCGTATCCAAGTTACAAGGATACGCTATTTATGTGCATCCAGATTGTAAAAACATCATGGATGAATTTTATAGTTACTGCTACCAGCGAGATAAAGAAGGCAACTGGTTGAATAAACCAGAGGATAAAAACAACCACTTGATGGACGCTTTGCGTTACAGCCTTCAATGTATCGAAGGTGGAAAAGCAACCGTCCGCAGACGTTCTGATTATGGTCTATAGAGAGGAAAGACATGTACCAATATTTAACCTATCCACGGGATGGATATGATGAGGGTTCTTTGAAGAAAGACCTGATTTACAAATTGATAACGATGCATAACACTGAAAGCTCACATTTGAAGAAGCTTAAAAGCTACTATTTGGGTGAGCATGCTATCTTAGAACACACGAGACGCAACGTGAACGCACCGAATTACAAGACGGTAGCCAATCATGCCAAGGATATCGCAGACACGGCTACGGGCTATTTTATGGGCAATCCTATCAAGTATAACAATACTGCTGACGGTGATATCGATGAACTACTTACAGCCTTTGATGGTGCTGAGATTGACCAAGTAGATGCTCAGAATGCTTTGAACATGGCTATCTATGGTCGTGCTTACGAGTACATCTATGCTAAAGAGGGTATGGCTGAGTTGGATTCAACTAGTATTGATCCGGAGAATACTTTCATGGTCTACGATGATAGTATTGAGCGGAAGCCCTTGTTTGCGGTCTATTACTATGAAGTAAAAGACGATACGAAAGACACTACCAAGCACCAGGCTGAGGTCTTTACCGAAAATCTGCACTATCACATGGTGCTGAGAAGTACAGATTCAGGAACAACTCAGAGCGAGGAGGCAACACCTCACAACCTTGGTCAAATCCCAATTATCGAGTATCGCAACAATCACTTTGCAATTGGTGACTATGAGCAACAAATTAGCTTGATAGACGCTTATAATTCCTTGATGGGGAATCGTGTCAATGATAAGGAACAGGCTGTAGAGTCTATACTTGTCTTGTATGGCACGCAGTTAGCAGACACTCCAGAAGACGCTAAGGTAGCAATGAAGATTCTTTCTGAAGAAGGTCTTTTGGAATTGCCGGGCGATAGTGCAAGGGCTGAGTTCTTGAAGAATACGCTGGACGAAAGTGCTACTGAAATCTTGCGTACAGCTCTTAAAGAGGACATCTACACATTTAGCCATGTGCCTAATTTGACTGATGAGAATTTCGCAGGGAATACATCAGGCGTAGCCATGGAATTCAAGCTGATGGGCCTTGAGATGATTACTAAGACCAAGGAAGCGAACTATAAGCGAGGATTGCGTCAGCGTATTGCGATTTTTGCTCATTACTTAGGCATGAAGCAGATTGCTTTAGAGTCTCATTCAATCGTTCCACAATTCAGTCGTGGTTTGCCTAAGAACTTGTTAGAAATCTCTCAGATTGTGAACAATTTGGAAGGCAAAGTGACCAATAGACAGCTTATTTCTCTCTTGCCGTTTGTGGAAGACCCTGACGCTGAGCTGGAAGCCTTGGAAGAAGAGAAAAAGAAGAACATGGAAGACATGCCGATGTTCAACAAAGACAACACGAAACCCGAAGACGAGGTAGAGGATGAAGAATCAGGAGTATTGGGCGAAGAGGAAAGCCAATCTGATTTACCAGCAGATGGACAAGGCCGAAAAGCAGGCAGACCAGTTCGATAAGGTCTATCAGGAAGCCAAGACTTACTTGGATAAGGAAGTCAATAAGATTTTTGATAAGTTCCAACGTGATTATGGTCTAAGTCAGGTAGATGCTAGACAAGTCTTAAAGAACATGAAAGACAAGAAAAATCTGAATGAACTTCGTAAAGTACTTGAAGCGAGACCGAATGATCCAAATATCCAAAGACTACTGGCTGACTTAGATAGTCCGGCTTATTCTTTCCGTATGAAGCGTCTAGAACGTTTGAGTGATGATTTAGACCGTATGCGTGAATCTATCTATCATTCAGAAAAGACAGGCTCAGACGCCTTTTATAGCGACCTGATGAAGGATAGTTACTACAAGGCTACCTTTGACCTGCAGCAGCAGACAGGACTAGCATACGGCTTTTCTGGGCTTCCTGAGAGCGAGATTAAACATCTACAGTCTTTTAGTTGGGTAGGAGATGGAAGTACGTACTCAACAAACATCTGGAAGAATACAGGGAAGCTTACATCAAGCATAAAAGATGAATTACTCATAAGCCTTATGACAGGCCGAGATACACGAGAAACTGCACAAGCAATTGCTGAGCGGTTCAATGTGGGGCAGAACGATGCAAGGCGTTTGGTTCGGACAGAATCAGCCTTTTTTCATAACCAAATGGAGCTACTCAACTATGAGGAAGCGGATATAGAGAAGTATATCTTTGTGGCCGTCTTAGACAAGCGTACATCACGCATTTGTCAGGAGCATGACAATCAGGTCTATGATAGGGATAAGGCTGTCCCTGGTGTCAATTGTCCGCCTATGCACCCTTGGTGTAGGTCTACTACTGTCGGATACGATGAGGACGCAGACTACAGCAAGTTGAAGCGCAGAGCAAGGAATCCAGAGACAGGTAAAGTTGAGTACGTGCCTGCCGATATGACTTATAAAGAGTGGTATAGCAAGTATGTTGCGAAAGATGTAAAAAATGAAATACAAGATTATAAGAAAAGTGACAAAACCGTTTCAAGATATAATACCCCAAAATTGTTTTCTGATGTTAGTAACGCATGGGATGAAATTGGGAGGGGTGGATTATCGAAAGAACAACTTGTAGACTTGCTAGAATCTGAATATGAATTAGGTAATTTTTCGAGCGATATAGCAAAATTGATAGGAGTAAGTTCTGCTTATATAGATGTTAGTAGTTTAGCTACTTCATTAGTGAGACATGGACAACAGTATTCCTTAGATGAATTTATGTTAATAAAAGAGGCGGTTCAAAAACCTTATTTGATTCTAGATAATTCAGAGAGGGTTGAAAAATCAATTATTTCATATGTAAAAATACCTAACAAAGATAAGGTCATTATGGAAGCGGTGATGGTGCCACGAGATGAAATGCTAGTCATTCACTTTAACAAGGTGGGGATTCGTCAAGTTAAAAAGAATGAAAAAAATATGTCGACGCTTTACAAAAAGGGAAAATAATGCTATACTCTTGGTAAAGATAGAGGTTGAGAATCTGTCACCAACGCGCCACTTATAGTGGGTCGAGAAATGCAGGAGCCCCGACAGTCCTGCCTATCTGTGCACTAAACAATCGTTTAGTGCTTTTTTTGTACTCAGAAAGGATTGAAAATGGACACAGCAAGAATTGGGATAACTAACGTAGAATTTTCAGGAACAGGCGAAAATGACTCAGCGACAGTGAAATTAGAGTTAAATATTTATGGGGCGGATACGTTCAGCGCGATTGAGTTACTACCTAAAATATTAACCGACATTCATTCATTATCGTATGAAGTTGATTGATTGTGACATTAAAAGGAGTGAAAACATGTTTATTTGGGATTTGGTATCAATCACTTTTGGGTGGTTGGTATTTTTGTTTTTAACCTTTATTATTTTAGCGTTAGTTAGCGGGATAATTGATGGCATAAAGAAAGGAACAGAAAAATGGAAGAATGGAAAGAAAGATTTAAAAAAGAATACTACGAATTGAAAGAACGATTCCAGAAGTTAGATATGATGATTGGGAAATACGAAAAAGGGCAACTAGAGTTTGAATCTAAATGTCCGATTGATTTGTTAAAAGGTCAGCGTTCAACCATGTGGAATTATTTAAGAATTCTAGAACAACGTGCAAAAATTGAAGAAATTAAACTATAAAAATTAACCGCATCGAAATCGATGCGGTTTTCCTATGCCCTAACCGTATGGAATCCCGTACGGTTTTTATATTGTCCAAACTGTACCGATGACAATAAAAGCTGTGCTGTTCCGTCGCCGGACGTAAAGCGAGACTATCGAGTGGCGACGTAATCGCTGGAGGACAATTATGTCAGAAGAAATCAATGCAACTGTATCTACTGAATCAACTGAGACTGTCGACACTCAAGAAAATGTTGATTCAGTGCAGGAAGAAAAGCACGAACGAACTTTCACTCGTGCTGAAATCGGTAAGATGCTATCTGCCGAACGCTCTAAATGGGAAGCTGAGCAAGAAGCCAAGGAAAACGAAGCTAAGAAACTTGCCAAGATGAACGCTGACGAGAAACAAAAATATCAGTTGGATCAGCGTGAGCAAGAACTAGCTGACCGTGAGAAGGCTATTGCTCGCAAGGAATTGACCGCAGAAGCTAAAGCAATGCTAAGTGAACGTGACTTACCTGTTGAGTTAGTAAATGTAGTTGATTTGACAAGCGCAGAGACGGTATCGCAGTCTGTCGCTGTATTGCAGAAATCATGGGAGCAAGCCGTGCAAAAAGGCGTTCAAGAAAAACTAAAAGGCGGAGCTCCAATGAAACAAGCGCCAGTCGATAGTGACGGTATCACAAAAGAAGAATTTGCTCGTATGGGTTATCAGAGTCGAAATGAGCTCTATCAAAAGAACCCAGAGCTTTATAAGAAATTGAAAGGATAATAGAAAATGACAGCAGGACAAACTAAATTAGCCACTATGGTTAATCCAGAAGTAATGGCGGATATGGTAGCCGCTAAATTACCTAAATTGATTAAATTTACACCGCTAGCGTATGTAGAGACAAAGCTTGAAGGTCAACCAGGTAGCACTTTAACAGTGCCAGCATGGGAGTATGCAGGAGACGCTACTGAAATTGAAGAAGGCCAAGCAATTACGCCAGACCAATTGACTACTAAAAAGACTACTATGACCATCAAAAAAGCAGGTAAAGGTTATGAAATTACCGATGAGTCTCTTTTGTCAGGTCTTGGTGACCCACTAGGTCAAGCGACTTACCAGCTTGGTTTAGCTATTGCCAACAAGATCGATAATGATTTGGTAGCGGTAGCTAAAACTGCAACACAACATATTACAGAAACTCCAACAACTCTTGAGGCAATCGATAAAGCTCTAGATATCTTTGAGGACGAAGAAGATGCACAGTATGTTGCTATCATCAACCCTAAAGATGCTACTAAGCTAAAAACTGCAGTAGCAAAAGAATGGATTAAAGGTTCAGAGCTTGGAGCAAATATGGTTGTTTCTGGAACCTTCGGTGAAGTTGATGGTGTGCAAATCGTGCGCTCTAAAAAAGTTGATGAAGGTAAAGGCTTCCTTGTTAAAGTGTCACCAAGTCAAACTCAGACAGACGACGCTAACAAATATGGAGCTTTTGTTATCTTGCTTAAACGTGATGTGGCTATCGAAACAGACCGCGATATCTTGAAGAAGACTACCGTAATCACAGGTGATGAACACTACGGCGTTTACCTTTACGACCCTACACGAGTTGTAAAATTCGGTGGCGCGTAAGAGGTGACGATATGAGTTTATTGCTACGACGTCATTATATTCAAGAAGAGCAGGTTAACCAGTATTCTGATTTAGAGAATAAAACTCTAGAAGAGTTGAAGGATCTAGCGAAAGAAGCAGGTGTAGCAGGCGCTTATAAGTTGACAAAAGCCGAAATTGTAGAAGTTTTGGAGGAACTAAAAAGTGAAATTTAAAATCAAACAAGATTTCTATGATTGGGAATCAAATGTGAAACGACTGGCAGGGGAGGAACTTGAGATTACTGAGGAGCGCTATGCTGAGCTGGCTGACAATATTGCCAGCAACGGTGTCACTATCTCAGACGTTCTTGAGAAAATCCTCCCTGAACCTGAGTTCTTAGAAGAGGATTGATATGTCTATAGAGTTGCTGAAGAAATTAACAGGCGAAGAAGATACTCAGCTTCTCATGTTGCTCCAAACGAGGGCTACAAATCTTATCTTGTCAGAGACTAATCGCACATCTTTGACACCTGCTTTAAGTCTTTTGATACCTGAGGTTGCTATCGAGCTCCACAACCGCTCAGGAGCGGAAGGAGAGCATTCTAGAACCGAGGGTGGTATAGCAGTAGTCTACGGAGAAAACGGCCTATCTACGGGTCTTCTACAGCGAATACGCATGCACAGGCTAGCAAGGGTGGCAGGTCATGTTTTTGAAGCAGAGTAGACTGAAACCCTATCCAATGCGACGGTTTGAAAAGACTGTCACTGAGGAAGGTGTCGCGAAAGAAGGGTATGCCAAGGAAGCTGAGACAGTCCGCCTTGAATTGTGGCCAGCTAGTAGCAAGCTACAATCTGAATTGTATGGCGAGCGTGTCAATGATATTTTGAACGCAAATGCCAACAAGTCAGCTACTATCAAAGTAAAAGATGGTGTGTGTATCGATAGTCAGACGGAAGTGACTCATAGGGTTATTTCTAAAAAGGTCTACACACATCATCAAGTTTTGGAGTTAGAGCGTGTCAGGGCTACTAGGGGCAGATAGGCTTATAGCTAAATGTAGACGGTTAGCTAGTAAAAAAACTGGCGAGGATATCGTCTTACGTGCGGTACACAATGCTGCTATAAAAGTTGTCCAAGCTGATGCAAGAAGACTCGTACCAGTGAATGATGGAGAACTTATAACTAGTATCAAAACCAGAGCAAAAATGGACGGAGATAGGGCTATAGGCGAAGTTTACACCAACCTTAAATACGCTCCTTACGTTGAGTTTGGAACGGGACCTAAGGGTCAGGCTAGCCATTCTGGTATCTCTCCAGAGGTCAGCGTGACTTACAAGTCTCATCCTTGGTATGTGCATGAAGACCAAATCAATGTAGGATCTTACCACTTTCAAAAGATTGGGGAGTTTTACAAGATGTATGGTCAACCTGCTCAGCCTTATCTTTATCCAGCTTTGAGAGACAATCAAGAGCGTGTGTCTAAGAATATTTCGAATTATGTCCGTAGAAAGATAAGAGAACAAATACAATGATCAATATCAAGCCTGTTATTTATAAAGAATTGCAAAAGGTTGCAGATAATGTGACCGATACTTATCCTAGCGATTGGGAGACTTTCCCAGTCGTTATTTTTTTAGAAGAACAAAACAAGCCAGGTGATTGGTTTGACGACAAGGAACAAAAATCCTCTATCCGCTATAAGGTGGATATTTTTGATGATACCAGCACTAGTGAGTTAGCTGTTAAAATCAATCAGATTTTTGAGTCTTTAGGTTTGCGAAGAACCGACTGCCAAGACGTGCCAGACCCGTCTCATTTGAGACATAAGGTCATGCGTTTTGAAGGTGTCGTTGACTTAGATTCAGAGCTTGTTTTTCAATTTAGAATGGAGAATTAAAATATATGTTAGCAAATGGAATTACGCTTTCTTATAGCAAAACAAAAGGTAGCTATACTAAGCTTGTTGGATTGAAAGAAGTGCCAGAGTTTGGTATTGAACTCGAAAAAGTAGAAAATACTACTCTTGAAGATACGGTGAAGAAGTACGAGCTTGGTATTGGGGACGTAGGAGAACTTGAGTACAAGTTCTCTTATAATAATTCAAGCGCAACTGCTCCTTACCGTGTATTGCGTAAGGCAGCAGACGACAAGGAAAAACTCTACTTCGAACAAGCTTATCCAGACGGTACTAAGGTCACATTTGAAGGTCAAGTATCCGTAAAACTTGGCGGTGGCGGTGTCAATGCCGTTATCGATTTCACCCTTAAAATTGCTTTACAGTCAGAGTTGGAATTTGCAGATGGTGTTGGAGGTTAATTAAATGGCGTTAAAATACACAACTTGGAAAGTTACTGACGAAAAAGAGTTGAAGCTACGTTTGACATCTCATCAAGCTGCAACTGTGGAAGAAAAAATCGGCATGAACTTGTTAAAGATTTTCATGCCTGAAGCAGGCGAAGAGTTCACTTTGCCACCTTTGAAAGTTATGCTGTTGTTAGTTCACGGCGCCTTGCAGCAGTATGAACATGGGTATTCTCTTGAGGATGTCTATGATTTATACGATGAATACGTGGACAATGGTGGAGACCAAACAACATTCATGACAGAGGTGTTAATGCCACTCTTTGAAGTATCGGGTTTTACTCCACAAGGAAGCAAGGACAAGAAAACTTCCAAGAAGAAAATGACAGTAGTCCAGTAATCTTAACGGTAACGCAGATTATTGAGAGACTTTACCCAATGTTTTTGGACATCGGAGGTAAGCCTCTTGATTTTTGGGATTTGACGGTGCTTGAAATCAGGGAAATGATAGAAAGCTACAACCGTGTCAAAATCCAAGAGCGTAAAGAGAAGATTATTGACTCATACAGACTTTCGCAGATGATATCCAACCACGTTTCTTTGTTATTGTCCAAGGATGCCAAGGTTTTTGAGTTCTGGGAATATGCGCCTGAGTTGTTTGTAGAAGAACAGCAAGCAGTAGAACAGGAACGACAGAGACAAGCGCTTTTGTTGCATAAGGAACGGATGCGTGATTTTGCAGAGAGACACAATCGCAAAAGAAAGGAGGAAGTGAATGGCAACTCTTGATGAATTGAAGGTCATGATTGACGCTGAGATAGCGCCTTTCAGGAAGAAGATGAAAGAAGTCGAGAATCAGGTCAAAGGAACATCTGACCAAGTGAAAAATGCCACTGCCAAAGTTCGTGAACAGTCGAACTCTATCGGTAGTGCGTTTGGTAAGCTAGCTAAGTTCGCTGGTTTTGCAATCCTTGGTAAGAAATTACTTGATGTTGGGATGTATTCAACGCAGACAGCTCTTGAAGTGTCAGCGTCTATGAACCAAATCAAGCGTCAGATGGGCGAGAGTTCGCAATCTTTCTTAAAATGGGTTAACGATAACGCAAATGCAATGAATATGGGTGTAGGTGAAGCGGCCAGGTACGGTGCGGTTTACTCCAACCTGTTTTCTGGATTTATCAAAGATACCAATAAGCTAAGCGCCTATACTGCTAAGATGTTGCAGACATCGGCAGTGGTTGCTGAAGGTTCAGGGCGCACGATTACAGACGTTATGGAGCGGATTCGCTCAGGTTTGCTAGGGAACACCGAAGCAATTGAGGACCTAGGAATCAACGTCAATGTGGCTATGATTGAGTCTACTGAAGCCTTTAAGAAGTTCGCAAACGGACAGAGCTGGCAACAGTTGGATTACCAAACCCAGCAACAAATCCGCCTTATGGCTATTCTGGAACAGGCTACAGCCAAGTATGGGAATACCTTGTCTAATTCTGTAAATGGTCGTATCAGCCTATTTAAGTCGCTAATGAAGGACGCAGCATTGAACCTTGGTAACTCTATGTTACCGATTATCAATGCCATTATGCCTGTCTTGAACTCTTTTGCGATGGTCTTGAAGAACGTTACTGCTAAACTCGCTGAGTTTATCGCTTTGATGTTCAACAAGAAAGCAACAGTGAAAGATGGTGTTGGTGGAGCAGTTGGAGACATGGGTAACGCCATGAAAGACGCTGCAGGCGGAGCAGGAGACCTTGCTGACGCAGTAGACGATGCTGGAGATTCAGCAGGAGGACTTGCTGACAATCTTGGAGACTCCGCCAAAAACGCTAAGAAGGCCGCTAAAGAGTTGCTAGGTCTTTTGGGATTTGATGAGATTAACATCTTGCAAAAACCAAAAGATGACGACGCAGGCGGTTCTGGAGGCGGTGGCAAAGGTGGTAAAGGAAAGGGAGGCGGTGGCGGACCTTTCAAAGACATCTTGCCAGAAGTCGAGTTGACCGACATGGACAACAAATTCAAGAGCATTTTTGATGGTCTTGGAGATAAGCTCAAAGGGTTGTTTGACCTCTTCAAGAAAGGTTTTGATGCAGCATTTAGACCAGAAGGTATAAAACGCATTAAGACTGCCTTAGACCAAATAGCTAAGACAATGGGAGAAATCGCCACTGACCCAAGGGTTGTGAATGCCTTTAACCGAATGGCTGAGAAAATTGCTTATGCTTTAGGGCAAGTGACAGGCTCAATAACCACTATCGGGCTAGGTATCGGTGTTTTCCTTGCCGAAAGTATTGCAAATGGCCTTGGAAGGCAAAAAGAACGCATTACCAGGGCGCTAGTCGCTTTGTTTGATAATGTTGGTAAGCTTTCCGAGGCAGTAGGAAACATAGCTCAGGACTTTTCTAGTGCTTTCTACGACGTCATTACCTCAACTGGTGCGGTTCGTATCGGTAGCGCTATTGTGTCAACTCTGTTGAGTTTGACATCTACCATTGTTGAAGTTGGTAGTAAATTAGCAGGAAGTTTGTTTAAAGGTTTTGAAAAAGTCGTTGTGACAAGCGCTCCTAAAATTTCATCAGTCTTCCAAAGTTTATTAGATACTGTTGCGCCTGTATTTGAGAGCATTGAAAGGTCTGTTAACAAATTTGGCGATGGCTTAAGTCGTGTTTATGATGAACATGTAGTCCCTGCTATTAACTCTATTGCTAATGCTTTTAATGGGCTAATTGACATTATTCAAATACTTTGGGAAGGAAGTTGGAAGCCTTTTGCTGAGTTTTTATCAGGAGTATTCGGTGTTAGTATTGAAGGAATTTCAGATTTATTAGGAGGTGGCCTTTTAGCCACTTTGGGACTATTGGCGGGTGCTATTAAGTTAGTGGCAGATGGTTTCACCGTTTTTTCTGACTGGTGTAAAGAAAACAAAGAACCTATCGTAGCTTTGATAACAACTTGGCAAACGATTAATTTCTTATCATGGGCAGAACAAGCTGGAGGACTTGCAGGAGCATTCAGCTTGTTAGGTAGTAAGGTCTCTTTGATTGTTGGAGGGATTAAGAATCTAGGTCTTGCTATTAAAGCATTGACATTTGATAAGTTGGTCAGTTTTGGTGAAACAATCTATTTGAACACCTTATATGCAAAAGATTTTGTGGTCAATTCAGGTAAAACAATTGCACAGCTAGGAAAAACTGCTTTAGAACTTGGTAAATCAGCTCTAGCATGGACTGCTCATGCAGCGAAAATGGGATTAGCAACCGCGGCGAAATTTGCACATTCTGTTGCAACAGGAGTCGCTACAGCTGCAACATGGGCTTTTAATGCAGCGTTAGCAGTTTTGACAAGTCCAATAACATGGATTATTGCAGCAATCGCAGCCTTAATTGCTATTGGTGTTTTGCTCTATCAAAACTGGGACACTGTTGTTGAGTTTGCTAAAACTGCATGGCAAGGACTATGTGATTTTATCAGTGGTATTTGTCAAGCGATTGGCGAATTTTTCAGCGGTCTATGGACGAAACTACAAGAAATCTTTGAGCCGATAGGTCAATGGTTTGGCGAGAAATTCCAGCAAGCATGGGACGCCATTGTAAACATATTCTCTGGCATCGGAGAGTGGTTCTCTGGTGTATTCCAAGGTGCATGGGACGCTATCGTTAATATCTTCACACCAATCGGCTCATGGTTCGGACAACGTTGGGCAGATGTGACTAGTGCGTTGGCTAATATCGGGGCATGGTTTACTGACATGTTCCAAAAAGCATGGACTGGCTTAACAAACATCTTTAGCAAACTAGGTTCTTGGTTTGGCGAGAGATGGAACGATGTTACAAGTGCACTTTCCAAAGTAGCAAGCTGGTTTGGCGATATATTCGGAAAAGCTTTTGACGCTGTTAAAAATGCCTTTAGCTCTATCGGAGACTTCTTTAAAGGCGTTTGGGATACTGTCAAAAGTATCTTCGTTAATGCTGGTCAGATGGTCGGCGAGGCAGTAGGTGGAGCGTTTAAGAGTGCGGTTAATGCGGTTCTTGGAACGATTGAAAATGTAGTCAATGGCTTCATCGGAATGATTAATGGAGTTTTAGGCGTTGTCAGAAACTTACCTGGTCTAGGATGGGTTGGTAGTGTAAGCACAGTTAGCCTCCCTCGTCTTGCCCGTGGTGGTATCGTCGATAGTCCAACAATCGCCATGATTGGTGAAGCTGGTAAAGAGGCGGTCGTACCACTTGAAAATACAGGATTTATCCAAACACTTGGACGAGTAGTCAGCAGTGCGGTAGTAAATGCCATGGCTGGTGTTAGTCCACAAGGTGGATTCTCTGGCGACGGCGACATCGTTATCCAAATCGCAGGACATGAGTTCGGTCGGGTAGCAATCCAAGAAATTAACAAGGAACATGAACGAGCAGGTCAAACCTTGCTCAAGATTTAGGAGGTTAAATGGCACAATTGACAATCAATGGGGTGGCTGTGAAGCCTCCCAAATCTTTTCAAGTCGGTATTCAAGATATCGATGGAGAGACAGGGCGTAATGCCAATGGCGACATGGTGCGTGACCGTATCACGACCAAACGCAAACTAGACTGTGAATGGGGTATGATGACTCAGGGAGAAATAAGTCAGCTTTTACATGCTGTATCATCTAAATTTTTTGAGGTATCTTATCCAGACCCCATGGATGGCCAAGTCACAAAGACTTTCTATGTCGGTGATAGGACAGCTCCTAGCTATACCTTTACTGAGAAGTTTAAACCTTGGTCTGGCGCTAAATTTAATCTGGTAGAGAGGTAAGAAAATGGACGCTTTAACTAGACGACAATTTGACAGAGCCATGTTTGCCAAGGAAAGGACGCTGGCTATTCGTGTTGGTGATTATGCTTCACGGGATATCAAAGAGGCTAGTTTTGAGTATGGCTACATTAAGGGCGATACTTATAAGCCTGGTGGAACCTGCGCTGGTAGCGGTAAAATTACCTTTACCAGTATCATTACCACGTTCAATAAGCTGGATACCCTGCACCCTGAGATTGGTCTACTGGTTGGGGATACCTACCAGTGGGTCAAGATGGGGGAATACTTCATCAACGATATTGAGATTGACCGAAACCGCAACACAACCACACTTGAACTTATGGATGGTATGTTTAAGCTCAATCGTGAGTATGTGACAGATTTGCATTTCCCAGCTGAAGTACGAGAGGTTATTCAGGAAATCTGCCTGAAAACAGGCATTGAGTTAGCGAATGACTATTTCGGAATCAGCGCGATGCGTTATCATATTGAGCAAGTTCCTGAGGGCAAGAAACTTTCCTTTAGGGATATGCTGAGCGCTATGACTCAGATGATTGGGATGTCTTGTTTCTTCAACAGAGAAGGCAAGATGGAAATCCGTGATTTGACTGAGTCCAATATCACGATCAACGCTGACAGTTACTTCTTGCATGGCTTGACCAAGAGTGAGATTGAGTATCAGATAGCTGGTATCACTTGTAAGACGGACAAGAAGTCTCTGACAGTCGGTATGAAGACAGGTCGGTCTTTGGAACTGGACAATGTCTTTATGACTCAGAGCGCTTTAAATGACTTGTATTACAAACTGAAAAACCTAACTTACTATCCGTATAATCTCAACTACCAAGGACATTTGTTACTTGAGGTTGGGCAGTGGGTAACCATTCAGACCAACAAGAAAGAGACTTTTAAAGTTCCTGTCTTAAGTCAGAGCTTTATCTTTAAAGGTGGTCTGAGAGGTCGTATCAGTGCAGATAGTAAGGCTGGAAACGATACCCAGTATTCGTACGAGGGAACGATTACCAAGCAGATAAAGCAACAAGATGGCATTGAAGCAAAAATCCAAGCGCAGATTGAAGCAGCAGATAAAGATTTTGACCAAAAGGTCGACAAAATCAAAAAAGATTTTAACGATCAAGTAGAATTGGCCAAAGCCAGAGCTGAAGAAGTCAAGAGAGAACTGTCTGACACTATCAATCAGCGATTTAATAGCTTTGACAACGGGCCATTGAAAGAAACTAAGCACAAGGCTGAGGAAGCTTTGCGAAATGCTGGCGCAAGTACCCTGCTTGCACAGGAAGCTAAGCGGATTGGGCTGGATTCTGTTGCTAGACTTGAAGCGTTTAAGTCGCAGACTACGAGCGCACAAACGGCTCTGTCGGGTGACTTGGACGCTCTGAAACGGACTATCGCGAATGATATTCGACCGAAGCAAGCACAGGCTGAAGCTGAGATTGCCAAGCAAGTTGAAGCACTTAGCCGGACTAAAAATGAACTGGCTGGCGCAAGTACCCTACTTGCACAGGAAGCTAAGCGGATTGAGCTGGATTCTGTTGCTAGACTTGAAGCGTTTAAGTCGCAGACTACGAGCGCTCAGACGGCTTTGTCAGGTGACTTGGATGTTCTAAAACAAACTATCGCAAACGATATTCGACCGAAGCAAGCACAGGCTGAAGCTGAGATTGCCAAGCAAGTTGAAGTACTTAGTCGGACTAAGAATGAACTGGCTGGCGTGAAGTCAGCGCAAGCGACGTATGAGGAGACGACGACTCGTAGACTGTCAGAACTGACCAACTTGGCCAATGGTAAAGCCAGCAAGTCAGAACTCACGCAAACAGCTGAGGAGCTGGCTAGTAAGATAGCGAGTGTGCAGGCATCCGGTCGAAATCTATTCTTGAATTCACTATTCAAGCAGGATATTTCAAAAACAGGAATTTGGACAACGAGTACATATACGGCTACTATCGATAGCGAAAGTAAGTATCTTGGACACACCGCTCTTAAAATCATAGGTCTGAATCCATCTGGCCGTGATGGAGGTAATCCCAAGGTTACTTATCCAGCTCTGGGTCAATTCGGGAAAGTAATTCCCGGAAGTACGACTAATCAAGATGTAACCATTAGTTTTTATGCTAAGGCAAATAAAAATGGAATAATGCTAAGATCTCGATTAGGGAATATCGGATATAAAACTGGAAATGTGACATTGTCGACAGAAATTAAACGATATGTTGTCCATATTCCAAAAGGTTGGACAAACGAATCCAAGCGGACCACAAATGAATGGTTGTTCAATTTCAACCAGGAAGGAACCGTTTGGATTTGGATGCCGAAGTTTGAAATAAGCGATGTAGATACTTCTTATTCAGAAGCTCCTGAAGATATAGAAGGTCAGATTTCAACAGTAGAATCGACCTTCAAACAACGAGCCAACTCGCTCGAAGCTGGTGTAAGCCGTCTGACTGAAGGCCTTAGAACCAAAGTAGATATCAGCGCACTCAATGTGACTGCTGAAAATATCCGGCAATCTGTGAAGAGTCTTGAGACAGACACGCAGAACAAACTAAATCAGAAGTTGAGTCAGGCTGAATTTGAGGTGCGAGCTGGCTCTATCCGTCAGGAAATCCTGAATGCAACCAAAGATAAAGCCAGCAAGTCAGAACTCACGCAGACAGCTGAGGAGCTAGCTAGTAAGATAGCGAGTGTGCACTTAGGGCGCAGAAATCTGCTGAAAGGCACAAAAGAGCTTGCGAGATACAAGCCGGTTAGTGAATATAATGGTTTTAAAGTTATCAGAACAGTCGCAGGAGCAACTAGATATCAGGATAGCTATGTGGAAAGAACCGTTATACCAACGGCTGGGACAGAGTATATAGCTATCTTTTATGCACGAGCCAGTGAAAATGACTATCCTGTGCGCTGTCATTTTTACAATCTTAATACGGTTGTATCATCAGAAAACAGCAGCGGATATAAGTCAAGGTCGTCAGATGGCTTGTCTATTATCCGTCTCTCGACAGACTGGCAGTTGTGCTGGGTTAAATGGACCCAAACCGCAACAGATCAAGCCAAGACGGTCATCATTGGCCGCCATGGCCCTCAAGTAGGCGGTAAAGAGGGGGTATGGGTTGAAATCTGCGCCCCTGCCATTTTTGAGGGAAATCTTGCAGGTGACTGGTCACCAGCATACGAAGACCAAGAAGACCGTGTCTCAGCGGTCGAATCCAACTTTAAACAGCGTGCTGATTCACTCGAAGCTGGTGTAAGCCGTCTGACTGAAGGCCTTAGAACCAAAGCCGATATCAGCTCACTCAATGTGACTGCTGAAAATATCCGGCAATCTGTGAAGAGTCTTGAGACAGACACGCAGAACAAGCTAAATCAGAAGTTGAGTCAGGCTGAATTTGAGGTGCGAGCTGGCTCTATCCGTCAGGAAATCCTGAATGCAACCAAGGATAAAGCAGATAAGACTTTAGTTGTATCTGAAGCTGGGAAATTGCGTGAAGAATTTTCAAAAATGAAGGTGGGAGGACGGAATCTATGGATAAAATCCAAGACGGTTGGAGCTGTAATTGAAAAATTACCTGAAAACCACGTCACAGGTCAAAAAGAATGCTATAGGCTAGAGAACAACTCTACTTTAACGTTCAACATCGAACCAGATTTCAGCTCAAGGTTGTATCAAAAAGTTACTTTTAGCGCTTGGGTCAAGTACGAAAATGTAGTCCAAGGTCGAAATTTTTGGAATGTATTTAATTGCTTCAAACATTATCTTTTTAGAAAAAATAGTGAGACCGGAGTACAGAGTGGTCCAGATTATGCTACGCTTGGTATGTATAAAGGTTCGGCAGATTGGAAATATATTACATTCACTTATGACTACTCTGAAAAAACAAATTTTGATCAATTGAAGACATCATTGCGATTCAATCTTGAAGGTGCTACAAGCGGTACAGCTTGGGTAACAGGAATCAAGGTTGAAATTGGTAGTGTGGCGACGGACTGGAGTCCTGCGCCTGAGGACGCTGATGGTCTCATCACTGAGGCTAAGGCTACCTTTGAGCGGACAGCTCAGGGCTTGCGAACCGACTTATCAGCTATTCAGGAATATGTAAATAAAGACGGTCAGCGACAGGAAGCCCTACAGCGCTATACTCGTGAGGAGAGCACGAGACAAGCGACAGCAGTCCGTGAGCTGGTCAATCGTGATTTCGTTGGTAAGGCTACTTATCAAGAAGATGTTAAGGGTATCAATCAGAGGATTGAAGCTGTTAAAACTAGTGCGAATAAAGACATCGCTAGTCAAATCGCTAGCTATCGTCAATCTGTAGATGGTAAGTTCACGGATATTTCAAGTCAGATAACTACTTATAAGCAAGATGTGGGCGGTCAAATCAGTGGTCTATCAAATAGACTTACAAGCAGTGAGCAAGGAACCACTACTCAGATTTCAAATCTTTCAAATCGGATAAACAGTAATAAACAAGGCACAGATAATCAGATTTCAAATTTAAAGACTCAGGTCGCTACAAACAAGGATAATGCTGAACGACAAATGGGTAGAATATCTGATCAGGTTTCTGCAAACAAAGCGAATGCTGATAGTCAATTTGCGAATGTGACCAATCAACTAGCGCGAAAAGTAGAGACTACTGACTTCCAGCGTGTTAAGGAAACCAGTAAACTTTACGAGCGGATTTTGGGCAATACTGAAAATGGAATTGCGGATAAGGTTGCTCGCATGGCTCTGACCAATCAACTATTTCAGGTTGAGGTTGGGAAATATAGTGTAAGCGGCCCTAACCTCATTAAGAATAGTGATTTTAAAAATGCTACGAATGAATGGGGCTCAACTCAAAATTTAGGAAGATTGGTTAAGCATAGCTTTTATCACAACGGGCAGAAAGACCTTATGCGTTTAAGTAATGCAACTAAAAACGAAAACTTTTTGTATAGTCACCGTTTTAATCTTGAACGAAATACTGACTATGTACTGAATTTTAGAGGATTTAACAACAGTGCTCTAGCAAGCTATGATGTTTATATTTTGGGACGAAGAGCAGGCGAGAGCGATGGATTCACAATCGTTAAGAAAGTTGTTAGCAGCAAGAAACTATCTACCTCTAGATGCGAAGATGTCTCAGTAACTTTTAATTCCGGAGAAATGGATAATGCTTACATTCGTTTTGATAACAATGGTTCATCATCAGGAACAGCTGATTTGTATATTACAGAAGTTGACTTGTACAAAGGTTATAAACCTAGAACATGGCAACCACATCCAGAAGATGCAGTCGCAGATGCGAATAAGAAGCTTGAAGCAACGCAAACAAAAATGACTCAACTAGCTGGCTCATGGGTAGTTGAAAACATCAACTCGGCTGGAGATATTATCTCTGGAATCAATCTTGGCGCCAATGGACATAACCGCTTCGTTGGGAAATTGACCCACATCACTGGAGAGACCCTGATTGACAGAGCAGTCATCAAGTCTGCCATGGTTGATAAGCTCAAAACGGCCAATTTTGAAGCTGGTTCGGTCACGACTACGATATTAGAAGCTGAAGCGGTAACTGCTGAGAAGTTGAAAGTTGACGATGCGCTTATTAGAAAATTAACTGCAAAAGATGCTTTTATTGACCGACTGACATCTAAACGTATCTTCTCTACTAAGGTTGAGTCCGTCATTTCTAGTTCAACCTTCCTAGAAGCCTATCAAGGTCGAATTGGTGGATTCACACTTGGTCAATTTGACCAGGGTGGCGGTCGCTGGATTTCAGGTGTCAATCAGTTCTCTGTTGGTATGGGGAATGGTGCCGGGTATGGAGTCCGGACAGCCTTCTGGGCGAACTGGGGAAATAATTGGAACTATGCCGGACCTAAAGCATGGAACGTCAATACTGATGGGAAAATGTACTGTAGGAATGAAGTCGGTTTTTATGATCAAGTGGATTTTTCGAATTCATCGAGAGCAAACTTCTATGGGAATACTACTTTTTCTCGTTCTCCTGTGTTTTCAAATGGTATCGAACTTGGAAGTAAAGATGTGCTTGGTGATGGTTGGAATCCCAAAGGCGGAAGGAATGCGGTTGTTTGGTGGAATCAGGTCGGTAGCGGTAGCGTGAAGTATTGGATGGAACAAAAATCAGACAGACGCTTAAAAGAGAACATCACAGATACAGCTGTGAAAGCCTTGGACAAAATCAACAGATTAAGAATGGTTGCATTTGATTTCATCGAAAATAAGAAACATGAGGAGATTGGTCTAATAGCTCAAGAGGCTGAAACCATCGTTCCAAGAATTGTCTCACGAGATCCTGAGAATCCAGATGGCTATCTACATATCGACTATACCGCTTTAGTTCCTTACTTAATCAAGGCTATTCAAGAATTAAATCAAAAAATAGAAAAAATGGAGAAAACAATAGCATGAATAACAACATGTTGACCAATATCGCACTTAAAGCAATTCAGGAGCTTGCTCTTGAAAATAGAAAACGAACACACAGATTGGAGAACTTAGAAAATGAACACAGAACAGCTTAACCAAGCCTTACGAATGACAATTAGTGAAATATCAACAACTTCAACAAATTCGATGATTGAAAGTAATATCTTGAGTATTCAGTTGGATGAGCAAAGGGAAGAGAATCAAAGACTTCAAGCACGAGTGGATGAGCTGGAAGCTCTGCTTGATGAACAAACTAAACCAGCAGACAAAGGAGAATAGACATGGCAGAAACAAATCAAAACACAGATAACTTACTAGACCTTACAAAAATCACAGAACCATTTGATCTTGCGAGTGCTTTGCGCTACATGAAAGAAAATGGAGAGTTCATTCGTTGCAAGAATGTAAGCGATGACTTCTATATGTATCGTGACGTTCAAAAACGTCCTGTGATCGTAAATGGCCGTCGCCAATTCAAGGATGTTGAAACCGTTTGGGCATTCAACCAGTGGGGTGGTACAATCGCAACAATCAACGTAGCCGTTCTGTTGAATCATGAATTCTATATCATGAAATTTGATGCAGAGGGCAATCCTGACTGGACGGTTCCAACGGTAAAACCTAAAGAATAGGAGATGTGTATGCAAATTGAATTTTTCAATTTTCTAAGAAGTGTCGTACAGACTGAAGATGGTTTGGTCTTGTACGCTCTAGCACTGATTGTCTCAATGGAAATCATTGATTTTGTCACAGGGACGATTGCGGCGATTATCAATCCTGACATCGAGTACAAAAGCAAAATCGGCATTAACGGGCTCCTTCGTAAGATTTCAGGGGTTCTCTTACTGATGATCCTCATTCCGGCGTCCGTTTTGTTGCCTGAAAAGACAGGTTTTGCATTCTTGTACTCAATCTGTCTCGGGTACATCGCATTTACTTTTCAATCTCTCATTGAAAATTACCGCAAATTAAAAGGAAATGTTACTCTTTTTCAGCCGATTGTAAAAGTATTTCAGCGATTATTTGAAAAAGATGATGATACGAAAAAAGGAGAATAACAAATGCAACAAATTACTGAAATCATTACTAATGGAGCAATCAGCATCCTAGTCGTTTTGGCAGGGGTTGTAGTTAGGGCAGTCAAGGACTACCTGGTTCAAAAAGGTGGAGAAAAGACCATCAAAATCGTTGAAATCTTGGCCAAGAACGCAGTAAATGCCGTTGAGCAGGTTGCCTCAGAGACTGGCTTTAAAGGCGATGAAAAGCTGGCACAGGCTCGTGCTAAAGTCCGTGCTGAGCTTACAAAATACAATATTAGCATGACTGACAAAGACTTAGACACCTTCGTAGAGTCAGCAGTGAAGCAGATGAATGACGCATGGAAAGGACGATAGGGAATGGATATCGATAGAAACAGACTACGTACAGGCTTGCCACAGGTTGGGGTGCAGCCTTATCGACAAGTACATGCTCACTCAACAGGTAACCGCAACTCAACCGTACAGAATGAAGCGGATTATCACTGGCGGAAAGACCCAGAATTAGGTTTTTTCTCGCACGTTGTTGGGAACGGTCGTGTCCTGCAGGTAGGACCTGTGAACAACGGAAGTTGGGATGTTGGGGGCGGTTGGAATGCTGAGACCTATGCAGCGGTTGAACTGATTGAAAGCCATTCAACTAAGGAAGAGTTTATGGCTGACTATCGCCTCTATATCGAATTGCTACGCAATCTAGCGGACGAAGCAGGC